GAATCTAAAACTTCTTTTATAAATAAAAAATACAATAATGAAGATAGACTAAAAAAAGATGAAGAGGAACTAGAACAGTTACTTAATGAACAAAAGGGTGAGGCAGTAGAGCCTGAGCCTGAGCCTAAGAACGCAGAAGAAAAGTCTTTTAAAAAACGTTACGGTGATTTACGTAGACATCAACAGGAAAAAGAAAAAGAATTTGCTGCTAAGATAGAAGCACTACAATCACAACTAAACGATGCCACTAAGAAAGAGATTAACCTTCCCAAGTCAGATGAAGACATTGAGGCTTGGGCTACAAAGTATCCTGACGTAGCAGCAATAGTAGAAACAATTGCAATTAAAAAAGCAAAGGAACAAGCTGCTGCATTAGAAGATCGTGTTAAAGCTGTAGATGAAATGCAACTAAATGCATCACGTGATAAAGCAGAGGCAGAGTTACTTCGATTACATCCTGACTTTGAAGACATTCGTGAAACAGATGATTTTCATAATTGGGTCGATGAACAACCTAAGTCAATACAGGATGCTTTATATGAGAATGCTAGTGATGCTAGAACTGCTGCTCGTGCAATTGATTTGTACAAAGCAGATAAAAACATCACTAAAAGAAAAACTAAGAATACAGACAAAGATGCTGCACGATCTGTAAATGCACGTAACTCACGTAGCAAACCAGATACAAGTGATGGTTCAAGAGCAATCTTAGAATCTGAAGTGCAAAAAATGTCTGCACAAGAATACGAAAAGTCGTCTGATGAAATTATGGAAGCTATCCGTACAGGCAACTTCGTATATGATTTGTCTGGTAATGCCAGATAACTATTGACATATAGTTTTTTATAAGTATAACTATATGTATACCGTAAGTGGCACAGCCCCTGTAGAGATGGAATACCTGTGCCTCTTACAAACTTAGCAAACAACAATACAAGCTTTCGGACAACCTAACATCTCATGGCCCGATTTATTAGAAGGTAGGCCAACTTTCTGTAAAACGCACCCTAGTAGAATTAGCCTCTGTTTAAGTCATTGGTCGTTTGCATCTGTGATATAATGCTAAAGGAGAATTAAAATGGCATTTTCATCCGCTGCAGGTTATGGAAACCTACCTAACGGTAACTTCTCACCTGTTATTTACAGCAAACAGGTGCAACTTGCGTTCCGCAAAGCATCAGTCTGTGAAGCAATTACGAACTCCGATTATTTTGGAGAGATTGCTGCGATGGGAGACTCAGTTAAAATCATTAAAGAACCTGAGATTACTGTTAAAGCATATGAGCGTGGTACAACTATTACACCACAGGATCTTGACGATGAAGACTTTTCATTAACAATTGACAAAGCTAACTACTTTGCTTTTAAGGTTGATGATATTGAGGAAGCTCATAGTCACGTCAACTTTCAAGGTCTTGCAAGTGATCGTGCTGCTTACCGTTTAGGTGATCAGTTTGACCAAGACGTACTTGGCTACTTAACAGGCTTTAAACAGTCTGCTATTCATGGTACGCCTAATGCCGTAAACTCAACCGTCAATGGTAGTGTTGCGGTGTCTACTGCAGGTACTGACGAACTACTATCATCAATGAAAATTGATGCTGCAGACTTTGCAGGTTCAGCAGGTGATGCACTAGCGTTGCAACCTCGTACAGGTGGAGCAACAGACTCAACTCCTGCCGCAGGAGATACTTTCCCACTAACAGTTATTGCACGTATGTCACGTCTGTTGGATCAACAGAATGTGGATAGTCAAGGCCGTTGGTTGGTAGTAGACCCTGTATTCATGGAGTTGTTAAAAGACGAAGACTCACGTTTGTTTAACGCTGACTTCGGTGGTTCTGGTCTTCAGAACGGTCAAGTCGGAACAAACATTCATGGTTTCCGTGTATACACCTCAAACAATTTGCCATCAGTAGGTACTGGTCCTTCCTTCACAGGAACGAACTCTTCTACTAACTATGGTATGATTGTTGCAGGACACGATTCAGCCGTTGCAACTGCAGAGCAGATCAACAAAACTGAAACATATCGTGATCCAGATTCATTCGCTGACATTGTCAGAGGTATGCATCTATATGGTCGCAAGATCCTTCGTCCAGAAGCTCTTGTGAACGCTAAGTACCACTTGGCATAAGGGAGGGATAACAAATGGCTACTCTTACTGCATTATTGTTACCTGCTCACGGTAGTTCACAACGTGGACGATCACCGTATATGGTACAAAAAACTATTGATCTAACTGCACAGGCTATTGACTGTTCAGCAGGTGACGTAGTTCAGTGCTTAACTATCCCTGCTAATACAAGGGTGATGTCTGCAGGTTTTCAAGTTGTAGAATCTGCAACACAAAACACAGGTACAGATGCTACAGCAGCATTAGGCGCAGCAGATGCTGACGAATTTGCTGCAGCATTTGACATTGACGGTGCTGCTGATGGTGCGTATGCTCCATCTACTACACCTTCAGATGATGTTACTCTTGCAACAGCAGATACACTAGACCTAACATTTGCAGGTTCTGGTGCTACTTTCACAGCAGGTAAAATTCGTGTTTACGCTTGGATGGTAGATGTTAGTGATCAAGGCGACTCTTCTCCTTCAGAAGTAGATCGTGATGCACTCGCATAAATAAATTAAATTGAGAGGCTGCTTTTAGAGTGGCCTCTCTAACTGTATATAAAGGGATTCAAACATGGCTATAACAACAGCAATGTGTACAAGTTTTAAACAAGAACTTCTTGGTGCGGTCCATGATATGGATACCCATACTTTAAAGCTTGCACTAATTAAAAGCGGTATGTCTGGTACATATGGCGCAGCAACAACTAATTATTCAGATGTTACAGGTAACTCTGACGAAGCAACAGGCACTAACTATTCTGCAGGTGGCAATAACTTAGACAGTGCTGCTATTGCAGTATCTAGTACAACTGCTCATGTAGACTTTGCAGATGAAGTATTTTCTAATGTAACAACTTCAGCAGCAGGTTGTATTATATATAACTCCTCTGCATCAAACAAAGCTATTTGTGTAATTGACTTTGGTGGTACAGTCAGTGCTACAGCAGGTGATTTAACTATAGAGTTTCCTGCAGCAGATGCATCTAACGCAGTAATACGTATTGCCTAAGAGGTAAACAATGGCTGTAATACGAGCTTCAGCAAGGTACGGTACAGGTAGATACGGTGTATCTTCTTTTGGTGCTGAAGACATATCAATAACACTTACTGGTGTTTCAGCCACAGGCAGTATAAATACTGTCGAAGAAAAACCAACTGAAGCATTACAAAGCGTAAGTGCAACTGGTGCAATAGGCTCAGTTAATGCATTTATAAAAGTTACACTCACAGGTGTAGCAGCTACAGGTTCTTTAGGTACACTATCACCTAATATAAAAGAAGATATAACTGGTGTTTCAGCTACAGGTGCAATAGAAGCTGTATCTGCAGGTGGCTTTGAAATAGACATCACAGAACGTATTAGTACTGGTGTATCCGCAACTGGTGCAATAGGAACAGTAGAAGCACAGGTAGATGAAAACTTACTAAGTGTTTCAGCTACAGGATCACTAGGTACTCTTGTACTAAAAGCAACATCATTTATAACACTAACAGGTGTATCTGCTACAGGTAGTATAAATGTTGTTGAAGAGAAACCTACAGAAGAACTTGGTAGTGTTTCTGCTACAGGTTCTGTAAATGGAGTGTCAACTAACACAGGAACAAGTTTAACTTCAGTAGCTATAACAAGTGAGATAGGTTTTGCTAGATCAAATGTAATAGCAGTACAATTTGATTACGAAGCTGTGGCTCATTTATATAGTAGAAGACGTGCTGTTACCATTGAAAGAGCAGCGTAATGAGCACATCAGCAGAGAGAACAGTACTAGTATCTGAACAAAGAAGAATAGTTTTTGTAGAAAGAAAGCCTACTTCAGCAGATAGAATAGTCTACGCAAATGAGGATTAACAAATGAGTTTTCGTTGGCCTATAAAAGATCCAGATGAAACATTAGATTATAGTATAGATTGGTCAAGGTTTCTTGATACTGCAATAATTACTAGTGTTAAATGGTTTGTAAAATCATCTTTGTATAACACTAAGACAGAATTACAAGCAGGACAAAACCTTACAACAGCTTCTAGTAGTGCAACAACAGATAGTATACAAAACGTATCTCAAACAAATACTAACACTGTAACAACTATAAACATAGGTAGTGGACAGAATAATGTTGAGTATACTTTCTTTTGTCAGATGACAGATGATACTGGTAGTACAGCAGAGCGTAGTGTAAAACTTAAATTAAAGGAACGATAAATGGCATACGATTATCTTGGTCTTGTTAATGATGTAAATCGTAGGTTAAATGAAGTAGAGTTAACTGCTACTAATTTTAGTACATCTGCAGGTGAGTATGGTATGATTAAAGAATCTATTAACTCATCAATACGTTATATAAACCAACACGAATATGAATGGCCCTTTAATCACGTAACAGAAGAAGAAACATTAACTTCAGGTATTATGAGATATAGTTTTCCTGCTGATGCAAAAACACTAGACTTTGATACATTTAGAATTAAAAGAAATGCTACACTAGGAAATCAAACTAAACTATTAAAGATACTTACCTATGAAGAATACCTATCACGTTATGTAGATTATGAATATAATACTTCAAGTTCTGCTAGTACAGGATTACCTGATTTTGTTTTTCGTGCTCCAAACAGAGAATTTGGTTTAGTAAAAATACCAGACAAAGCATATGAGCTTGTATATGAGTACTACAGATTACCAGTAGATTTACTTAATGCCACAGATGTACCAAGTATACCATCACAGTTTAGATATATTATTATAGATGGGGCTATGTACTATGCATATTTATTTAGAGGAGAAACTCAAGAAGCGCAAGTAATGCAAAATAAATATATGGATGAAATAAAAAGTATGCGTAGTTTGTATGTCAATAGATATGACTATGCACGTTCTACTGTACTCCCACAGAATACATCATCTGTTAGTTCTATTAGAGTAATTTAATATATGCCATCAACTCGTCAGACATACCCGATTGAGTTTCGGGGTGGGCTAGTAACAAACGTAAGTCCACTACAGCAGGGTATTAATATGCCCGGTTCTGCAAGAATACTTAAAAACTTTGAGCCATCTGTTGAGGGTGGATACCGTAGAATAGAAGGTTACACTAAGTATGATGATGCCTTAATACCACCCTATGGCTCTCCTGTTGTAACTGGTGCTAGTCAAACTGGTACAAGCCTTAACATAGCTAACATAAGAGTAACTCCAGTTGCAGGTGATACACTTAAACTTACACATGCTACAGCCGTTGTAAATGGTGCTACAAGTAATACTACTGCACTTGTACTAGATGGTAACTCTGGAACTCTTGTTGCAGGTATGACAGTTACAGGCACTGGTATATCTGGAACAGTAACAATAGCTACAGTAACAGACCAAAATAATATTGTACTATCTGATGCACAAACACTAGCCAATGATGTTACACTAACATTTACTAAGGTATACACAATAGCAGGTAGCGGTGTTAGTTTTGATGATACAAATAATACTGCTACATTAACTTTTACTTCTAGTTTACTTACATCACCATCTAATGGAGACTCCGTAGAGTTTGTTTCTACAGTTACAGATTATTTAACATTAGGTTGTGGTTTATACAGAGACAGTGTTATTGTTGCTAAGAATGATGACCTCTATAAAACTACAGGAGCAGGTTACACTCTTTTAAATGTACCTTCTTATGGTACTGTAGTAGTAAATGGTGCATCACAGAGTGGTACAAGTCTTGCTGTAGATGGTTTAACAGGTACGCCTCAAGCAGGTGATGTTTTTAAGATAGCTGCTGATGGACCTACAGCAAAAGTAAATGGAGCTACATCAAGCACTACAACACTTGTGGTAGATACAAATGTAGGTACTATTGTTGCAGGTATGACTGTATCTGGAACTGGAATTGCAGATGGAACAACTGTAGCAAGTTTATCTGACCAACAAAACTTAGTAATATCATCTGCTCAATCAATAGGCAATAATGTAGACTTAACATTTAGTAGTGTAACTGATAAGATATACACTGTTACTTCTAACGCAAGTGTAAGTTCTGGTGGTGCTACACTAGCAATAGACCCTGCTTTAGCAAGTGCACCTGCAGACAATGCTGTTATAACATTTTTAAGTACATCAAGAGAGACAGCTACTAAAACTAGATTTACTACATACAATTTTGATGGAACAGAAAAGATAGCTATTGTAGATGGTTCAAACGTACCTGCTACATTTACTGAAACAAATGTTTTTACAAACTTTATTGACGCACCTACAGATGTAACAGCAGCTAGTTTTGTTGCAAACTTTAAGAACCAATTGTTTTTTGCTAAAGATAATGTAATAACATTTACAGCACCATATACTGATAATGACTTTACAGCAGCAAATGGTTCTGGTACAATATCTGTAGGAGCAGATGTAACAGGATTAATTGTATTTAGACAACAGTTAATTATATTTACTGAATCTTCTATATTCCAACTTGTAGGAAACACAGTAGCAGATTTTAACTTACAACCTATTACATTAGATATAGGATGTTTAGACACAGGTACTATACAAGAGGTAGGTGGAGATGTAATGTTTCTAGCTCCTGATGGTTTAAGATTACTTAGTGGTACAGAAAGAATAGGAGACTTTGGTTTAGGAGTTGTTTCTAAAAACATACAAAAAGAACTTACAGATTTAGTTGCTACTAATAGTTCTTTTGCTAGCGTTGTTGTTAGAAATAAATCACAGTATAGAATATTTGGATACAACCCTAATACGTCAGAAGAAAATTCAAAGGGTATACTTGGAACACAGATGGCTGCACAAGGCGGTGAAGGAATGTCTTGGTCATCTTTACAGGGAATACAAGCATACGTAGCAGATAGTAAATACAACGAGAATACAGAAACAATTGTATTTTCTAATGATGATGGCTACTTATACAAAATGGAAAGTGGCAATAGTTTTAATGGATCTAACATAGAGACTACTTTTGCTACACCATATATGCCAATTAGTGACCCACGAGTACGTAAGACATTTTATAAGATGTTTTTATATACAGACCCACAAGGTAGTGTGTCATTTGATACAAGTCTTAAATTAGACTTTGACCAAAACAATAGTATACAGCCACCTGCAATTTCTTTAAACAATACAACAGGTACTGTATCTATCTTTGGAAGTTCAACATTTGGTACAGCTACATTTGGAAGTAAGTTAAAAACACTTTTTGAATCACAATTAGTAGGATCGGGTTTTGTCGTATCTCTACAGTATACAACAGATAGCACAGACCCACCATTTTCACTAGATGCTATCACATTAGAGTATGGAACAAACACAAGAAGGTAAAAAATTATGGGAACAGGTTACACTAGAAATGACTCATCTAATAACATTGCCGATGGTAACGTTATTAATGCTTCAGACCTAGACGGTGAGTTTGATGCAGTAGTATCTGCGTTTCATGCGTCTAGTGGTCACACACATGACGGAACATCTGCAGAAGGTGCACCGATTGAAAAAGTTGGTCCTTCTCAGGATGTAGTAATAACTGCATCAGCCATGCGTCCTAAGACAGATAATACTGTGGATTTGGGTACATCATCACTAATGTATAAGAATGCATTCTTTGATGGCTCAATCACAACACATGGAATAACAGTCTTTGATGACGAGGGTACAGACGCTACCATTAGACTAGATGGTAACTTTCCTGATGGTTCTAGAAACATAGCATTTGGTTTAACTGCATTAGATAGCTTAGATGGTTCAAGCCCCGGTGGTGATAACATTGCTTTAGGTAATGCTGCACTAACTGCACTCACAGAGGGTGATCATAACATTGCCATAGGTTCATCTGCAGGTGTCGCTTTGACTGTTGGTGGTAAGAACATAGCCATTGGACATGAAGCATTATCAACAGAGGATGGCAATGGTGAAACTGTCGCTATCGGATACCAAGCACTAAAAACACAAAACGCAGGAGCCTCTGGTTTAAACGTAGCAGTTGGCTACCAAGCAGGTACTGCAGTTACCACTGGTGTTAAAAACGTTATAGTAGGTGCTTCAGCAGGTGTTGCACTTGCAGCAGGAGCTAATAACGTAGCCATAGGTTATGAAGCACTATCTACAGAAGACGGTCATGGAAACAACGTAGCTGTTGGTTATAGAGCATTAAAAACTCTTAATGCAGGAGCAGAAGGTTATAACACTGCTGTAG